TCCTTCTCAGGTACGGTGGAAACTTTGGTCATGCGCCGATCCTACCAGCTATGCCCGTGGCCTCGGCGGCGCTCTTGCCCGCTGCGGCGAAGTCTCGCGTCGCCGCAGCTTGCTCGGCCAGAGCCGCTTGCTCCGTCATCGCCACACGCAGCCGTGTCACCTCACGCGGGTCACGCAGCAGCTTCGGATCAGCTCCCATGTTCACCCATGTCGCCCGGAACGCCTCGTCGCCATCGACATTCAGCATGATCGTCGGGTCGGCTTGGATGAGCGGGGTCATCTGCACGATCGACTGCTGGATGGCCTGAGCCTCCGCTTGCTTCTGCGAAGCGGCCATCGGTGAGTTGTAGGTGATGTCCAGCTTGCGGTTCTCAAGCTGGCTGGGCATCGGCGGGAAGCGGCCCGTGCGCAGATGCCAGTTGAACACCCGCTTGATGGCAATGGACAGAAACTCCGCGATGACCCGCGACATCACGGGTGACGCCTTGATGAGTCCTTGCTGTCGCCGGGTGATGATCTCTTCGGCGGTCATCCGGTCACGGTCGGGCAGGCGCAGAGTGTCGAGGAAGAACGCTTCCTCGATGCGAGCCTCATGGCGCTCCACCACCTTGTCGCCAAGGTCCGGTCGCACGCCCAGCTTCATCGGCTCAGGCATCTCTCGCGTGCCTGACCGGATGTAGTTGATCGAGCCGGGCTTCGTGGAGATCGGGCCTTCAAGGCTGTTCGCGAACACATTGACCGGAGGCCGTACCGCTTGCTCCGACGCCACCAGTATGTCCCTGTCCATCGCGTTGACGGTCTTGATCGCGGGCAGCACGGTCATCGCAGGGCCTCTGCCGTAGACCTCTTCGGGCGCCTTTGACCAGCGAGGCAGGAGGTAGGGCGTTTCGCGGAAGCCGCCTTGACTGAGCGGCGACTTCTCGGCAACCTCCAGATAGAAGCTGGCCCATTCCATGCCACCAACACCGGGACTCGTCGGGTCGCGTTCGTCGTTCTTGATGACTGCGTGGAGTATCTTGCATTTCTGCCCGGCGCTCTTCGTGTCGTTGGCCGCGTCGATGATCTTCTGGCTTGGGCCGGGGTTCGCATCACCGAAGGTGGTCACGATGTCCCGGTTGGTCATTTCGAAGATGCGATAGAAGTCGGTGATAACGCCTTCGTCGTCCTCGATGACGTACATATTCGACAGTTGCCGTGCTTGGAACTTGAAGCGGTTGCGGCTCTCCCGCATCAGCATCACGCCAGTCCCGAACGCACCGAGGTCGAGGTACACTTCATGCGAGTGGGTGGCCCAGCCTGATACCGGACTGTTGAAGAACGAGAGCATGATGTTGGTCGCGGCGTAGAGCCACGCCTGCACCTCGCGGTCGCGGTTCAGCTCGTTGTTGGTCAAGACGATGCCGAACCATCGGAGCGCCGTGTTGCTCATAAACCCGTGCAACGCAGCGGACAGCGACTCGTTCGCGGCGGGCGCTGTCTCGTTGAAGATGAAATTGCGGCGCTGGTTCCCCGCTGGTGAGTCCTCGATCGTGAAGTCCCGCGTCGGCAGTACAAGGTCAGCGACCTCTTGCCAGTGCCAGTCGAAGTTCTGGCGGTCACCCTTGGCGGTTTCGTACCGCTGGAAGATGGTGTCAACTGAGAACGGCATGTCAGCCTCCAAGCAGCGTCGGCGCTACAGAACTCCCGGCTTGCGCAGAGCCTCCGAGCAGCGTGGATGATCGGCCCTGTTGTGCCGCGAGCGCAGCCCGTTTCTTGGCAGCCGCCTCTTGAATCTCCGCGTCGGAGAGTGCAGGAACATCCGGCACATCAATGATCTCCGGTGGCGGCGGCAGGGGCGGCAGCGGGGGGATGTCTGGTTTGAGGAAGCCCATGTCAGTAACTCCGAGAGAATGCTGCGAGCGGGTCGTAGTCGTTGGCCTGCATCGCGGGTTTCTTGATGCTGGTGTAGTCGTCGCTGATCGAGAATCGGAGCATCATCACGGCGTACCGTACCGCAGATTCGATGTCATCGTTGATGGCGACGATCAGTGAATCCTTGCGGTGCAGCATCCGCAGCTCTTCGAGGAATGGTTCGGTGGACGAACACTTCACGACCTTGAATCGGCCCGTGTGCATCCGCTCCAGAATCTCCTGATTGCCTGCCTCGCGTGACTGCGCCCGGGCGCCGCGTTCGGAGCGGAACTCCGAGTCCCACGACGCCGGTTCCAGCAGCATGTTCACGCCACGAGCTCGGTACTGGTGTGCGAGCGGGATGCCCGACCCCTTGTCGCGCTGCATGCCGTCGTGCGGCCACGCCACGGGTATCCACGCACCGCGAGCCATGATGGCCTGAGCGTGGTAGGCGGGCGTCTTGCCCCGCTCCCGATAGCAGTCGTAGAGGTAGATGATGTCCGAATCCGCGTCGTGACAGAGCCACGCTGCGGCTCCGGGGTGGTCAATCCCGAAGTCGATGCCGCACATCCTGCGGAAATGTGTTGGAATCGGGAAGGGTTCAACTAGGATCATCTCATGCGGAACGGGATAGACCAAGCCAGTACCCATCATGGGAACGCCCTTGGTCCGAGTATCACGCTCATGTTCGTCGTACCGTGCTGTGCGTTCGCGCTTATCTTTCTCGCTCAGGTGGAGAGCGTCGTCCCAAGTCGCGGTGACGTACGCAATACCCTCCCCGCCGTCGAGGAAGTGCTTGACGATCCTGCTCATTCCCTTGAGCGGGGTGTTGGTGAACATCACCATGCCCTGCTTGACCATCGTGCGCGTCTGACACTCCGAGAAGATCATGTAGTCGTCGGGTTCCTCGTCGAGCCAGCAAGCGTCGAGCGTGCGCCCTTGGAACTTCGTAGCCTTCTGCTCGTAGCTCTTGAAGGTTATCGAAGAGAAGCCGCCCGTCGAGTGACGTATGCGCACCGTGTCAACAACATTGGGTACGCCGCACTGGCGGAACCCCATCCCGGCGATGCAATCACGGGGAATCCACCCGGTCCCCGTGGCCTTGCGTTGCTCGTCGATCTCACCGATGAGGGCGAGCTGCTGGATGTCGCGGACATCTTCGTTGGTCATCCCGGCGACGATCCAATCGGTCGGACGGTCATAGACCCTGCCCTTCCACCACGGGGGATACCGCCCCGTAGTGTGAACCGCTACCTCGGCTGCCGCCGTGCGAGTCTTACCAGTCTGGTTGGCCGCAATAATCGCCCGTTCGGGTTTGACTGCGCCGAGGGAATGGAACTCTTCCTGCCAGCCATAGGGCGATCCGTCAACACCCCCGTCATCACGGGGGAGGGCGTAGAAGGTTCCGAGCTGATCTTCGGTCTGAATTCGATTCAGCTCGGCAGCCAGCTCTCCGATTTCTTTGACATCAGTTTCCATCAATAGCCCAACTCGTTTTCAATGACATAGGCGACCGCCATCTGGTCATCGACATCGGTGACATCTATGGTCGGCGCGAAGTTGACTCGGCTGTAACCGAGGTGCGTCGCTGTGACTGGCGTATCCGTACTGTCTGTGAGGTTGCGGGCGTTGTTCGCCACACCAGCGCCGGGGTTGATGATCGTCACCTTGCCCTGTCCGGGTGGTCGCCACATTGTCACCGGCAGATACCACTCGATCACCCAATCGCCCGTGGTGCTGGCCCCGTAGGTCTGGAGAGCATGTGCGTCAGCAACCAGTGGGTCGTTCGGGACGAGATTCGCGCCGCCCGTCCAGATGAAGAACTGCTGACAGGTCAGCAGTTCCGAAAAGAACGAGCGGCGTTCGAGCGCTTGTGCCGTCGATCCCTCTTCGATCTGCACATCGCTGATGTAAACGATGTCGCCCGTCCCGGCGTTGTCGTCGTCCACCCAAATCACCACCACAAGGTTGCCGGTGGTCGCCCCCTGCGCCAGCGTGACGGTGAGCGTGAACTGTGTCCATGTGTCCACGACCAGAGCGAGATTGGACGAGTTGCCCTGTGCGGTGTAGCTCGCCGCCCATGTCGGGTTCACGCCAGCGGCGCCCCAATTCGTCCCGTCCACGACATCGCGGGTCGGACTGTCTAGGGCTCCGGTCCATGCGAGGACCGCACACCGGAGGTTGCTCAGTGCGTTGGCGGTCGGCGTGTACGCCTTGAACTGGAGCGTGGCGGTCTTGGATGCGATGTCTTGGTGCAGGCGTAGGCTGTCAGAATAAGTGAGGAACTGCGCCATGCCGAACTTCTGATTCGCCGTTGCCACAAGGAACTTCATGCTGCTCGGTGAGCCGGGGGGGATTATGCCTACTTCGCGATTGCAGTCCACGGTGTCGTCGCCGTCCGAAAGCAGAACCCAGCGGTCCCATGCGTAGTTCGCGTCGTCGTTCGGGTACAGCGTGCCAGCCGCCGTCATTACGCTGGTCATCCCCATGCGTTGCGCGATCTCGCCGTAGGGGTT